CCCCCAACAACAGGGATTGCAAGAACCTTCATTGAAGGTGCCTACTGAACCTGAAAGACCAGTTAGCTATAACGAAATAGATGCTTACAGCGACCCAGATTCGGACTCGTTTAAGTATCGCTTAGATAGAGATAAGTATCGAGATGATTATATGTCTTTCTTGAAAGAGAGAGATGAAGTCAGGGAAGAACAACTTACTCAACAATACGAATATGAAATGGCAATGGAACGTGATAATATGATGAAAACGCAGGCTCAAAGCCATGCGGTTAATGCATATGGATGGGAAGCGAATAAAGCCAATGAGTTTGTTAAGTGGGCAGGTAACCCTGATAATTTGACTATTGATAATCTAGCTAAGCTGTTTGAATTAAGAACAAATGCCAATCCTGTAGTGCAACAACGTACTCAAGAGATGCAGAATCAAGCTCAGAGATTAACAGTTCCAAAGACAGCCGTTGTGCAGTCTGGTAAAGCTGAAAATCCCCGAACTGAAGAGCAATCCTTTAGTGATGCATTACTGGGGAGGTAATTAACATATAATATGATTGGAGTCATAAAATGGCAGTAACAGAAAAACAGCTACACAATGGTGGAGCTTCTAGTGTCCTGTATACGGACCGACGAGATTTTTACGTCGACCCACAGGTTACTAAAGAGCTTTGGACCGACGTAGCTCCATTTACAACTCTTATTTCAAACCAAGAAACTCGTGATGTGCCAGACCCTATTTTTAAAATGTTTGAGCATCGCAACCCTTGGCAGAAACAAGAGTTTGCTATCAATAAGACAAGTCCTGGGACAGTCCCTAATAATGACACAGGTCTAGGTTCTTTACCTATTGATGGTATAGTAGGTCTTCCCAGTTCAGCAGATTCATCTTATGTAGGATTACAAGTTGAAGTATGGAACTCGGCAAAGACAACAAAGAAGGGAACTGCAGTAATATCTGCTGTAGCGTCCAATGGGGAAATAACCCTTAAATCAACAAAAGGTGCAACTATTGTACTAGCTGATAACGATGTCGCTATAGTTATTGGTAATGCACGTGGTGAAGGTTCATCTGCTCCAGACGCATGGTCTGATGAATTGAGTGTAGTTTGGAATTCTTGTCAGATTTTCAAAACACCACTACAGGTTACAGGTACACTTGAGGCGGCTGTCTTACGTGGAGAGTCTAGTGAACTAGCTCGTCTTCGCAGACAGAAAGCTCAAGAGCATAAAATTCAGAAAGAGAAGGCATTCTTGTTCGGTACCCGTGTAGGTGGTGTTGGACTGAGTGGCTCTTCTGATTCTTTTGCTGATGATGGACGTACTGATTCAGATGGTAACAAAATCCGTTCAACGTATGGTATTATCCCAGCGATTGAGGATTATGGTGCTTCATCTGGAGATGACCAGAATATCTTCGCAGTTGCTGAATCTTCTTACACATACGCAAATTTTGTGGATGACATGGAAAAAGTTTTCCAGTATGTCCCAGAAAGCGGTTCGAAGAGATGCTTCGTAGGTGCAGGAGCACTTGGATATTGGAGTAAATTATCAACAGGTAACACTATGGCTGATAAGTCTGGATGGACTGTAAATATTGGTGACATGAAGCGTGATGCTTTAGGTTTCAATTACAGAACTCTGGAAACACCACATGGTATGTTACAGATGATTCCAACTCCATCTTTGCGTGGACCTTACAACAAGTACATGCTCGTCGTTAGCGATGACAACTTGTTCCATGCTCAGTACAGACCTATGGTTTATCAAGCTAATATCAAAACAGATAATGCTTTTGATGGCGTGAAAGACCAATATATGTCTGACGAAGGCGTTGGTATCCAGTTGATTGAATCACATAAGTTATTCAAAATCAGCTAAAACAGGTAATAACTAGGGAGGGCTTCTTGCTCTCCCTAGACCTGATAAGGAAATAAATGAGTACTTTTAAAGAAAAAGTTGAAGACATAGTAGGAGTTACAGTATCTGATACTACTGCATTGAGTGATTACTTAACGGCATCAGCACGTGAAGTATCGGATATTTTACCAGATGAAATATTATTGTATAATTCTACTCTAGTAGAGAGTACGTCTACTATAGATGTTTCTAATAAAAAAGTATTTGCTGTGTCAAGAAATGGAAGGTCTACTGTAGAAATTCCATTGGGTATGAGTGCACAGGCTAGTGATAGCGAGAGTATTCACTATGCTACCACCAACAGCCCAATGCATTATTTTAGAGGCTCTCTATTAACAATATTACCAGCACCTACATCTTCTCAGAAAGGTGAGTTGCTTGGATTTTCATATCCAGCTGTTGCACATGGTGACGATGATATAACAAGTTTTCCAAATAGTGCTGAGTATGCTGTGGCAATCGGTGCATCATGTTCTGTTCTGATGAATCTTATGTCTGTCGCAAGAGAAGCTATACCGAGTGCATTAAGTATAAGTAATCTATCCATTACTGCAACATCTCCTAATGCCCCTTCTGTTTCAGCACAATCTGTTTCATTTAGTGCTGGGGCTCCCACATATACAAAGCCGACACAAACTTTTGATGTTTCACAGTTAGAATCATTCTTAGAAACCTATGAAGATTCTGAACTAGCACAGATACAGTTAGGCAGATTACAACATGAATTAGGTGAATATCAAGCAGATATACAAAATGAATTAAATGAGTTCAATAAAGAGACTACTGCATATCAGGCTCAGCTACAGATAGCAATACAAAATGCACAGTTAACATCAACTGACGATGCACAAAAACTCCAGCTTTATTCAGCAGAAGTACAAGATTTCCAAGCATCTGTTGGTAAAGAAGTTCAGGAATATCAAGCTAACCTAGCCCAAGAAACACAGGAACTAGGTTCAAATATTCAAAGAATACAGGCAAAACTTCAAGCATTAGGTTCACAGTATCAGCTATACCAAGCTAGATACCAAAGTGAATTACAAAGATTAAGCGGAGCTAAAGTATGAAGCAATCGCAATTACATGAATTAATAAGGTTACACCATCCAGATATGACAGAAGGAGAGATACGTATAAGACTGAATAATGCAATGAAAGAGTTTTGTCGTAAATCAAGAATTCTAATGGGTGCATTTCAATTTGATACTGTTTCTGAGCAGAGATACTATGGTCTTGATTCTAAAATTATAGAGATAGAATCAGTTGATTATGATGGAGAAACTATTGAACGTCTTATTGGAAGACCTAAAACGAGAGACTTAACATGAAAGTATATTGGATTGAAAGAGATGCAATCGCTATTGCAGATACAAGCGACCTGAAAACATTTACAAGTGTTACCGATGCTAAAACAGTCACAATGTTTACCATTAAAGAAGATGAGCCGTTTGTAGCTGATGATACATCTAGTACTGGTATAGGTATGACAGAATCTCCTAATATTCAAGATGAATTTCATGAAGCCTTAGCATACAGGGTTATTCAACAAGGATATGAAAGAAAACCAGAGTCTATCCAGTTGGCTGGATACTTCAAGGCTCAGTTTGAAGAAGCAATATCAGAAGCAAAGAAAGCATCTAATAAAGGTTATGATAATAGTAGTTATACTATTCAAGGATATAGTTACTAATGGCTTTTATCAGTAACAAGCCTAAATCTAATAACTTCATTGGGGATGCATTCTGGCAGGATGTAACGCAAGAATGGAGATTTATAGAAGCGATTACAAAAGGCGGTCTAGACTTTAAGGTAGATGAACATGAGCAAATACAAGTATTATTGAAATATACAAAACCAACTTACCAAGAGCAGAGTAGGTACACACCGACAGCAGTATCAGCAATCAATATTCCAACCACTACAATGACTAGCGTATAATGGCTACCTTATATAATCAGAAAGTAAAAAATACATTTCCAGACCTACTGACAGTTCTTGGTAGTACTGCTGGAGAAGGCTTAACAAGTTCTGCTAAACAGATATTTGACGGTGATGGTACTGGCAGTCCATTGTGGATGGGGACCAATTCTTTAAAGATGACGGATACTGTAACAATTTATGGAACATTAAATTTAAAAGAAAAATCATCAGAACCAAGCAATCCAAATGGTGGAGACTTGGCTTTTATAAACGGTGAATTACACATAGCCAAATAACTAAAACGGGAGTAGGGCATGGCAGTATGGAAAAAAGTAGTAACGGAGTCATCATCTGGGAATATATCTCAGACTGCCGCTACAGTAACAACCAACGCTAATTTAACTGGTGATATAACTAGTTCAGGTAATGCAACAAGTATTGCGGCAGGAGTCATTGTTAATGCTGATATAAGCAGTAGTGCGTCTATTGGTTACGCTAAATTAGATTTAGAAGACAATATAGATGGTGCCGATATACAAACCGACGCAATAAGTGTTCATCATCTTAATACAACTGGAACAGCATCATCGTCTACATACCTTCGTGGAGACATGGCGTGGACTGCTATGGCAGACACCGATACCACAAACTCATCACTTGCTTTTAATACAACTAGTGGTGTCTTAACTCTTACAGATTCAGCTGGTACCGCAAAAACTGTTGATTTAGATGGCAAGTATGCAGAAAAAGCTGGTAGTAGTAGTCAAAGTTTTGATGCAGATAATCTAACAGTTGCAGGGAATCTAACAGTTACAGGTACTACGACTACTGTAAATACTGCAACCTTAACAATCGAAGACGAGAATATCGTAATGGGTATTCCAGC